GCAAAAAAAGTTAAAGCTGACTTAAACGGTGAACAAACTAGATAGGAATTATATGATATGTTTAAAGGCTTAAACGACACTTGGATTGCGGGTGGTGATTATAAAACTAAAACACTTTTTGAAGACGTTTTACTTTATGATAGGGCGAGTAGAGATGTTGGTCAAAAAATTTATGCTGACGTGTTTAAAGTTAAAGATACAATTGATTATGGTTCTTATAAAAACAAAATGTTAGATATTATATCCACAATATTAACAAATAATAATTTTACATTCTTTACCTTACCGGCATATGCAAACTTTTATAATGTACAAGACGTAAGTAAAAACGCGTCTCCTTCACCAGAAGGGTCGTTAGAATTTGCAAATTCATTATTTGGAACGTTTACAAGTTTAGATTATAGAGAAACTAGCTCAAAATTTTTATGTTTGTTTGCAAACAAACCAAGTGAACATTTGGCATTAAACGAAAATATAGATTACAGATTTAGAGATGATGCTTTTGATTTGAGAAGATCAAGTGATTGTCCTTTAGTTGAAGACCAAGACGGCAAACAAGATTGGGATAGGTCAAATAAAGTCGTTGGGTTCAATATAGATATGGGACCACAAAATCAACAAATATTTACTAAATTTGATGTGTCGCAAGAACCAGGAGACCCAACCGCCGAATCTTTAGAGGTGTTAAATCAAATGGCAAATTTAAATAGAAACAGAGGTGGTGGAACTCAAAGTGTTTCATTGTATAATTTATATAGAAATAGAAGTTACAAATGTAGTGTTGATATGTTAGGTAATGCTATGATACAACCAATGATGTATTTTAACTTGAGATATGTACCACTATTTAGTGGACCATATATGATTTTAAAAGTAACACATAGAATTAATGATTCTGGGTTTGAAACGTCTTTTGAAGGGCAAAGACAACCTTTTTATAGTATCCCAACACTTGATAAGTATTTACAATCATTGAATAGTAAAATATTAACATCTTTAAAACAAAAAATACAAGAAGAAGACAGTAGATTAAGTGAAACGCCAGACAACATATTAAAAGAACAAAACAGTTCTGTAAGTTATGCAACCGAAGGTATCGGAGATGTAACAACACTAACTTGTTCAACAAACCTAATAAGGTCATATCAAAACTATACAAACGTTACGCCAACAACAACTACTAGTAATTATAAAACAATGTATAATCTTTTAATTAAAAAAATTAAAGAACTAGCATTACCGGAAAGTCAGAAAATCATATTAAGCACATTTTTATTTTCAACAATTTATATTGGAAGTGACAGCTCAGGACAATTTAAAACACTCAATTTTAATTATTCTGCAATACCATTAAATGTTGATTGGGGTGGTGCTGCAACTTACTTTGATTTAAATTATTTTTGTGTTGATCAAGGAAAAAATTTAAAAGTACCTATGGCAACATTTTCATCTTTAGAAAAATTTTTAGATTTTATGGTTAATAAATACTCTGGTAAAGTCGGTGGTATTGAGTCTTTAATTGATAATACTTTAACGGGTGTTGATTTAGACAATAGTATTATTGACGCTTTAACAAAATCATATGTTTTGGATTTCCCAACCAACAAATCACCAAAAGTGTATGATGAAATGCAACCTAATGACATCAGTAAAATTAAAACAAAAATTAAAGAATCAATAAATTTATTTAAATCTTTATAACATTTAAATTAAACAGATATTTATAAATAAAAAGAATATGAGTAGTACTAAACTAATATTGGACAATTATCTTGGTAAGAATACAAGAATGTCAGAAAAAGATATGGGTGACGGAACAAAACAAGTATGTGATTTAGATACTGGAGATTGTTATACCGTTAGAATGAAAGATGGTCTTATTGAAAGAGTAGACAACACTATGAAACAATTTAAAAAAATTCACGTTGAGACCAAATCTGGTATAAAAACTTTATTAAATGGTTAATATGAATGTAGATAGAAAAATTCTAGAGGAAATTAGAAGATTCAATAATATAAATAACTATATTAAAGAACAAGCAACACCAGAAGATTCTGGGATTGAAGGTTTAGATTTAGGAGCCGAAGAACCCCTTCCAGGAGCTGCAAGTCCAGCCCCAGGAACCCCACCTCCTCTAGGTGGAGATTTAGGAACACCTCCACCGCCACCGACAGGAGATTTAGGTGCAACTGGAGCAACGACTGGCACCACAGTAGATATTGCTAATGACCCAGACGTTGAAGAAGTTGGTGGCGATGAAGAACCTACTGATGAAGAAAGTGGTGTTGAAGAATTAGATATTACAGACCTTGTTGATTCACAAAAAACAATGTCTGATAAACAAGAAGAATATTTTAGTAATTTGTTTAACCAATTACAAACGTTGGAAACAAAACTTGGTGAAATGGACAATCTTGTAAACAAACTTAATGACCTTGAAACAAAATTTGATAAATTAAGACCAAAAACACCAGTTGAAAAACTAGAATTAAGGTCTTTAGATTCTGGACCTTTTAATCAAAAACTTTCTGATTTTTTTGAAGACAAAAAAGAAGACTTTGAAAAAAGTGGAAAACACGAATATGTTTTAACACCAGACGAGGTTGAAAGTTTGTCAACAACAGAGGTTAAAGATAGTTTTAACCAATTTGGCGAAGACGAAAACAATTATATGTAATGTTTAAGGTCGCAATTTGCGACCTTAAACTTTTTTTTATTTAGCGTATTGACTACTATTTTTATTTAACTTATATTTTCTATTGTAAACTTTTAATAAATAATATATATGGCGACAAACAATGTTTTAGATGCAGTTTTGGCTCAGTATGAAAGCTCAAAACAAAGTGGTTCTTCTTCCACTTCAAAAATGTCTCAAGAAGAAAGAATGAAAAAGTATTTTGCTGCAATACTTAAAGACAACGAAAAGCAAGCACAAAAAAGAATCCGTATTTTACCAACACCAGACGGGTCAACACCGTTTAAAGAAGTGTGGTTTCACGAAATCCTTGTGGACGGTAAATGGCAGAAATTTTATGATCCAGGAAAAAATGACAATGAGCGCTCACCATTAAGTGAGGTTTATGAAGAGTTGATGAATACTGGAAAAGATTCTGACAAAGATTTAGCAAAACAATACAAACCTCGTAAGTTTTATATTGTTAAAGTAATTGACCGTGACAACGAACAAGATGGTCCTAAATTCTGGCGATTTAAACACAACTACAAGCAAGAAGGAATTTTTGATAAAATCATTCCAATCTACAAAGCAAAAGGTGATGTTGCTGACGCGGACAAAGGACGAGATTTAATTCTTGAACTAACAAAAGCAAAAACACCAAAAGGTGCGTTCTATACAGTAATCCAAACTGTTATGTATGATGACCCATCTCCAGTACACGAAGATGAAGACACAATGACATCTTGGATTGGAGACGAACTTACTTGGGAAGATGTTTATTCTAAAAAACCAGCAGAATACCTTGAAGCAATTGCTCGTGGTGAAACACCAAGATGGGATTCTGATGCTGGAAAATACATTTACAGTAATTCTACAGAAGGTGAAATCTCTATGGGTGGTAAAAAAACCAAAGAAGAAACAAAAGTCGTTGATCCACAAGAAGACGATGATATTGACGAAGAGTTACCATTCTAATTTTTAACAAATAATATGGGTATATTAGTGGACAATGTACCCATATTTTCTTATCTTTTTAAAAAAACATTATGGCAATCAAAAAAACAGACTTTAGTTCGATAAAGAAAAAATTCTCGTCGGACGCAAAATACAAACCACAAAGATACTTTGATTTAGGACCAGCATTTTTAGATGCTGTAGGACTTCCAGGTCCTGCTATGGGACACATCAATATGTTTCTTGGACATTCAGATACTGGAAAAACAACAGCTCTTGTAAAAACAGCCGTTGATGCTCAAAAAAAAGAAATACTACCGGTTTTTATTATCACAGAACAAAAATGGTCTTTTGAGCACTCAAAACTTATGGGGTTTGAATGTGAAGAAGTTGTTGATGAAGAAACTGGTGAGTTAACTTGGGATGGTTTCTTTTTATTTAATAACAATTTTAGTTATATTGAACAAATCACAGACTATATTAATGATTTATTAGATGCACAAGAAAAAGGTGAGTTAGATTATTCATTATGTATTATGTGGGATTCTGTTGGTTCAGTTCCTTGTAAAATGACATACGAAGGTAAAGGTGGTAAACAACACAACGCAAGTGTTTTGGCGGATAAGATTGGAATGGGAATTAACCAAAGAATTTCTGGGTCACGTAAAGCTGATTCTAAATTTGAAAACACATTAATCATTGTAAACCAACCTTGGGTAGAATTACCAGACAATCCATTTGGACAACCAAAAATTAAAGCAAAAGGTGGTGAAGCAATTTGGTTAAACTCATCTTTAGTATTTTTATACGGAAACCAAAAAGGAGCGGGAACAACAAAGATTACAGCGACTAAAGACAAAAGAACTGTTAAATTTGCATCAAGAACAAAAGTATCGGTTATGAAAAACCATATTAATGGACTTGGGTTTGAAGATGGTAAAATTATCGTAACACCTCACGGGTTTTTACCTGGAAAAGACGCTACGGAAGAAAAGAAATCTATAGAAGATTACAAAAAAGATTATGCCGAATATTGGAAAAATATTATTGGTGTAGATGGTGAATTTGATTTAAAAGAAGAAAAGGTTTATGAACAAGAATAAATTAAAAGTAGTATCATTATTTTCCGGTTACGGAACACAAGAGTTAGCACTTAAATATATTGGGGTTGACTATGAAAATGTTGCAAACTGTGACAACTTCAAACAAGCAAACGAATGTTATGACGTTTTACATACAACAACAAACGGAAATCTAGGAGATATAACAAAAGTTGACGAAAACAACTTTCCAAATTGTGATTTATTAACATATTCGTTTCCTTGTCAAGACATTTCAATATCTGGTGTACAAAGAGGAATTAAAGAAGGTACAAGAAGTGGGTTGTTATTTGATGTTGAAAGACTTTTATCTGTTAATAGA